ACTGGTTGGGGTGCAGGCACATGGGGCAGAGATGGCTGGGGCGATGCAGCATCTAGCGGTCTGACTACAACCACGCAAATTAGACTGTGGTCACACGATAACTTTGGTGAAGATCTACTCATCAATCCTCGTGACAGTAACATTTACTACTGGGACAGAAGCAACAACCTATCTACAAGAGCGGTTGAACTGTCCACACTTAGTGGCACAAAGACCAGCGTACCGCAGGTTGCAAAACAGGTTCTTGTATCGGATCAGGACAGGCACGTTATTGCTTTTGGTTGCGATGCTGTAGGTGCAAACTCTAGTGCTACACAAGGCAGTGGCACACAAGATCCGCTGCTTATACGCTTTTCATCACAGGAAAATCCTATCGATTGGTTCCCGTCAGCTACCAATACAGCAGGAGACTTGCGCCTTGGATCAGGGTCTACCTTTGTGCAAGCCGTTGAAACAAAGCGTGAGATACTGGTGTGGACGGACACTGCTCTTAGTTCTATGCGCTTTATCGGTCCTCCGTTTACCTTTGGCATACAACAGCTTGCTTCCAACATCACAATAGCTGGCCCAAATGCTGCGGTTGGTACAGAGGATGTTGTCTACTGGATGGGTATCGACAACTTCTACATCTACGCTGGTCAGACACAGCAGTTACCTTGCTCTGTAAAAGACAAGGTGTTTCTTGACTTCAACCAAAGTCAGCGGGACAAGGTAGTATCTGGGGTTAACTCTGAGTTTTCAGAGGTTGTATGGTATTATCCTAGTGCTAGTAGTTCTGAGAATGACAGATATGTCATATACAACTACGCCGAAAAAGTCTGGTACTTTGGTAATCTTGCTCGTACCGCATGGCTAGACCGTGGTGTAAGATCTTTCCCATTGGCGGCAGGTAATCAATACCTATATAACCATGAGCTTGGGTACGATGACGATGGGTCAGCCATGAACTCATATATCGAGTCCTCTCCTATGGACATCGGTGATGGTGATAAGTTTACCTATATTGGCAGGGTAATACCCGATCTTACCTTTGATGGTTCAACAAATCTAAGTAGTCCGCAGGCTACATTTACTGTAAAATCCAGAAATTTTCCGGGCGCAAGTTTTGACAACACGGCAGCAGGAGATACCATACGAACAGCTACGTCACCTGTTGAGACTTTTACAAACCAGTTGTTCTTGCGATCTCGTGGTAGATCTTTTGCGTTGCGAGTGGAATCATCTGCATTAGGCGCAAGATGGAAGCTTGGTAGTCCTCGCATAGATATAAGACAGGATGGTAGACGCTAATGTCATCAAATCAAATTGCACCACCAAGATTACCAGAAGCACCAACAGAATATTCTGTTCAATATATGGCTGACCTGATTCGCTCTCTTGAGTTGTTTATAGCACAAGAACGCAACCCCGGAGAGTTACGTGGTACAAAGATTACATTAACTGACTTACCAACAAGCGCCACTGGTTTAGAGACAGGCGCTCTGTTCAATGACAGTGGAACTGTGAAGATAGTGACATAAAAGCATTTTGACCGTATAATTGTACTGGTTTGTAAGGAAACACCCATGGCGATCAAGTTAGGAAGGCTATTAAAACAAGCAGCACCCATAGCTATAGGTGCGCTCATGCCTACTTCTGCTGGTATGAATCCATTCATAACTTCTGCTCTCGCCTCTGGAATAGGTGGTATAGCTCTTGGACAAAAACCAAAGGACGCTTTAAGATCAGCATTACTTGGTGGCATAGCTGGTGGGACTATGAGCAAGTTTGCTCCCGGCGCTGAACAAACGGGTATCATGCAAGGTGCTGGTACAGCATCAACTCCTGCAACAGCAGGACCAAGAAAATTTACACCTAAAGGAACACCACCTCCCCCTTCGCCTCCTATTGCTCCTACAGGCACAACAATGAGCGGCAAGCTACTTGCTAAGTTTCCGGGCCTTGCAGGAACTGAAGATGACCCTAGCTTGTTATTTAACATTTTAAACTCACAGCTTGGCGAGGGTTTGGCGGCTGGTTTATTAGCGCAGCTTTTAGCTGGTGGTGATGAGGATGATCCACAATCTCTTGGCTCTTTTGAGCGCCGTGCGTTTGGTGCGGGTGGACCCGGAGGTAAAATAGGTGGTATCAACTATATGGCAGAAGGTGGAGATCCTATGTATTTTCCACGCCGTAATGGCGGTATAGGACCGGGCGAGGGATCAGGAACAAAAGATGATGTTCCTGCTTTGCTGATGGATGGAGAGTTTGTTATGACCCGTGATGCGGTAAAGGGCGCTGGCGGCGGGAGCCTAAAGAAAGGCATAAATAACATGTATAACATGATGGATGAGTTTGAGAGGATGGCGTAATGGCTGTACAAACTGTAGAACAAGTCCAGCGCCTAGCGCCGTACTTAGAAGGATTAGAAAAAAGAATATTGCAAAGCGCCTTTGGTGAATTTGATGGCGATGAGCAAAAGAGTAAAGGCCTTCTTGATACACCTCTTAATCTGCCACAATTCCGAGTAGCTGGTCTTGATCCACTGCAACAACAAGCGTTGGCAGCAGCACCACAAATGTTCGGCTCTTTTGCTCCTGCTCTTAGGACAGCATTAGGACAGACAGGTGCAAGTCAGTTAGCGTTGGGCGCTGGATTGGGTTCTTTGATGGACCCTGCTACATCCATGGCACGGTTCTTCAATCCATTTGAAACACAGGTTGTAGATCAAACTCTTGAAGATATAGCCCGTGCGGGTGAGATTCAGCGTCAAGGTATTGGTGCTAGAGCCGTAGGCGCAGGTGCTTTTGGTGGATCTCGTCAAGGCATTGCAGAAGCAGAATTAGGTAGAAATGTACTGGATAGACAAGCTAGAGCAGCGGCTGCATTACGCAGAGGTGGTTTTGAAACGGCCTTAAAAGGCTCACAGGACGCCGCTCGTCTAATGGGTGGTCTTGGTCAAGCATTTGGCTCTTTGGCTGGCACAACGGCTGATATAGGTCGTGTAGGGTCAGAACTTGGTCGTGCTGATCTTGGCATGCTTACGCAACTTGGCGATATTGGTAGAAACTTCCAATCTCAAGTTCTTGAGGCGCAGCGTCAAAATCTGTTGCAACAACAGCAAGAGCCGTTTACTAGATTGCAGCTTGGTTCTCAATTGCTTAAAGGCACACCAAGCGGTAGCCTTGGATCAACGTTCAAATCTGCAACGACACCTGATACAAATCCATTCTTGGCTGGTATTGGCGCTTATACGACTCTGCAAGGTATTAAGCCTAGCGGCGGTGCGTCTTCCAATTAGGAGATATAGATGGCTGATCAACGTCCAATTCTTCCGTTAAGATCTGGAATAGGTCGAGTAAATCCAATAAACGTAGGTGGACCCGGTTCGGCAGAAGAGGCTTTCCGTAACAGGCAAGGTTTGTTACAAGGTATTTTAGGATCTTTTGGTCTGTCTCCAGCGATTGATCAACAACGTCAAGATCAAAATATATCTAACTTACAAGCCCTGCGCTCTAATATATTAGGGACACAATCTTTAACTAGTGGTCCTGAATCTCAAGTTGACATTGGAGCGCAAGAACCTCCTCTTAAAAAAGGTCTTGGAGAAAGTATATTAGATGCAGTCAAAATAAAACCAGAGGCACAAACAGCTTTTGGTGATTTGGTAGATTCTATAGGGTCAATAGTGGCTCCAACAGATGGCTTTGGCAACTTACCACAACGCCGAATACTTGAAGAAGGTATGGATGGTCCAAGCCCAGAAGATTTAAAAGGTTCTTTAGCAGATCAACAAGCTGCGGCTGGAAGGATACGCGAACAATTTCCTAATAGAAGTGATGATTTTATTTATGGCAAGGGGTCCGAAAATAAAGGATTCAAAGCGGGTATGGATGGGCCTGAACCAGAAGATCTAACCAAAAATGAAGTTCCGGGCGCTGATAACCCAGCAAAAAAAGCAACTGTTAACGCTCTTGACGAATACCTTAAATCAGCTAGGCCCGGTGTGGCTCCTAAAGACTACGCTGCATATATGAAAGAATTTGCTGATGCCACTGGTTTAGATATTTCTGGTCAGCCAGACAACAGTCAGGCTTTAATGGCTTTTGGTTTAGCTTTGATGCAAAACAAAGCTGGTAAAGGTTTTGATGTAGGTCAGATATTATCTGCAACTGGCGCTGCTGGTGAGAAAGCGTTGCCAGCTTTAGAGAAAGCAAGAGCCAACGCTAAAGCAATTCGTGCAAAAGCCGGAGAGTATGCTCTTGGTCGCACTAAGGAAGATCGAGCAGCGGCTATGGCTCGTGAAGATTTTTATATTATACCAAAAGGTGAAATAGGTGGCCCTCTTGGTGTTGTAGAAGCAATTACAAAAGGAAAAGGTAGTTTTGAAAGACTTAATTCCTATGAATTAAACAACCTTGATACTAACGAAGAGTTTAATCGTGAATACGAAATTGTTAAAGCATCTGATTATGCTGAACTTGCGAAAGAAGCTTTAAAAACTCCAGAAGTAAAAGATTTATATCAAGGTGGATCCGAAATGATCGCTTTATTTGATGGCGCTCCAAAAGATATTGGGCTTAGAGTGCAGCTTCCAGATTTAAACAATCCAAAAGCTAGAGGGATGAAGCCGGGAATACAAGGTGGAGCCGCTGAGTCTATCCAATATGTTCGTGACATGGAGCAAGATTTACAGAAACAAAAAGAGTTTTTTGGTGGGGTAGCTGGCTTATTAAACAGAACAGGGACTGGTGCTGTTGAGCAAACAAGAAGCATGATTGTTCAAGGGTTAAGAAATCTTGGTCTTGATGCTGGTGGCGAAACAGATCCAATTAAGCAAATACAAGTCATGTTGACAGAGCTAAAAGCTAAAAATGCTGCTCAGATACTTGGAGAATCAGGAAAAACTTTATCTGACAACGACAGAGCAATGGTAGCCGAAATAGTGGGTGGAATATCATTTACAGAAGGTGATGAAGCTTTGTTAGTTCAAAAACTTGGAAGATTGTATGACGCAGTTGTTGGTAAAGCAGAACAAAATCTTAATCAAGCTTACAGAACGCTTGACGCATATGGTGTTCAATATGGCAAACCAAAAAATGATCAAGGTGTTCGTAAAGGACAGGATGATGAAGGCGAGTTCATTGATGTAACCTCGCAGTGAGAGTTTAATGGGATTTATAAGAGTAAAAACAGATGATGGTATGCAACGTGTTCGTATTGCTGGTGATGAGCCAACAAGTGAAGAGTTGTCTAAAATACAAAATTATTTTTCGCCATCATCTAAAGAAGTTCAAAGAACCTCTTTTGCTGATTTAATGAATCAAGTAAGATCCGCATCTCGTGATGAGGGTTTTGATTACGAAACTGGTGCCGACTCTGGTTTACGAGCCAAAATATCTTTTGGCGAAACTGCTGAAGAACAAGAAGCTATTCTTGCTAAAGAAGTGGGAATAGACGGTTACACACGAGATTCTTTCGGTAGGCTTGCTTTGACGCCAGAAGGTCAGCGTAAAAGAGGTATGAAAAATATTACTGGAAACTTGATTATTGAGGATGAAGGATTTTCTGTTGGTGACATAGCTGATCTTACAGGTATTTTACCAGAAACCATAGGGTCAGTCGCTGGCGCGATATTAGGCTTACCCGGAGGTTTAATTGGATCTTCAGCAGGGGCAGCGGTTGGAGCGGCTGCGGGACAAACTATAGAAGAGGGTATTGAATCTCTTCTTGGTGTTCAAAAACAAACATTAGGAGAAGTGGCTGGAGATGTGGCAACTGAAGCCGCAATTGCAGGAACTGTTGAACTTGTTACTCTGGGTACCTTTAATGCAATTCGTGGTGGTTTAAATATGGGCAAAGGTGCTTTGTCAAAACCGTTAGAGCAAGCGACTATTGAGGGTTCTGAACGTGGTGCTAGATTAATAGAGGAAGGAGCCGCCCCTAGTTTGGAAAGACTTGGCGCACCAGCTACTTTATCTTACGCTCAAAAACTTGCAGAAGGAGCAACAAAAGATACAACTCGTGTTTTAAAAAATACTAACTTTGCTTTAAATAAGGTTGAAGAATTAAAAAATATTGTTGGCAAGGCTGAGATTGACGATGCTGGAGCAGCATTTTCTAATGTTGCAGGACGTAGGTTTACAGAACTGAAACAAGCTCAAAAAGAAGCGTCTGACGCATCCATGAAAGCCGTAAAGGACAGCATTAATGTTATTGAAAGATCTCTTGATGAGGGGTTTGATATAAATGATTCTACCTTGCAAGCAATAACCGGAGCATTTCAAAACTTTAGTCGTGTAAGTGGTGGTCAATTTCGCGTAATGGATGAAATGTTAAGCAAGCTTCAGTTTGAAGACGCATCGGGAGCAGTTAAAGATGGAGCTAAAGCCAGAATAATAAATACGAATATTTTAGAAGGTGCCGTTAAAGATTTAGAGGAAGTTGTTGGTTCGCGTAGCGTTTTACCACAACCAGTTCAACAGGCAATGCGAGGCATCGAAGAACTTTCTACAAAAGGCAAGGGAAAGGCTTCTTTTGAACAAATAGCTAATCAAAGAAAATTAGTAAATGATGCCTTATTTGATAATGATCTTGGAAGCGCGACAACCGAACAATTGTTTAAATTAAGAGCAGCTTTTGACTCAACACTAGAAGCTGTAAATTTAAAAGAAATAGAAGGTTTAGCAAGAGGTCAGAAAAAACAATTATCTGCTATTGCAAAACAAAGAGAACTGGCTTTCAACACTTATCGTGAAGGTTTAAAAGTCTTTGATGATTTGCAAAAGTTCGGTGTTATTAGAAATATTAAAGCAGCATCAAAAGATCCTAGATTTAATGTCGATCAATTTTTTAAAAAAGTAATACGACCAAACTCTCCAGAGAGGTTAAAAGCTGTTTTTGCTGCCGTTGACAACCCAGAAATTGTTCGCAGTCAATTGGCTCGTGCGTATTTAGATGATGCTATGCAACGTACAGGCGTTGATCTCATGGACCCAGCATCTTTTAATGGCATGCGTTTTATGGCGCAAATAGACAGTTTAGGGACAACAGGAAGAGAACTTTTTGGAGAAAGTTGGCCTCAAGTGCAGAATCTTTCTAAAACAATAGCTCAGTCAGGCCCAAATAAAATTGATGCTGACGTTGTTCAAAGAATTATGACACTCGATGCTGACAAACCGTTGATAGCTTCATTAAAAGAGTTGGCAGATGCCAAACAAGCTCTTGGTGCAGCACAAAAAACAAAAGTAATAAGAGATTTTAATGAAGGTATATTAAGTCCAGAAGACGCAGCAGCATACATTGCAAGTCCTTCAAGGAGTATAACTGAAATTAATCAGATTAAAAATTTCTTTAAAGACGACCCAGAGGCTTTAGACACTATAAAACAATTTGTTTTAAATGATATTGTAAGCTCTGTCGGTGATGATGTATTTACCGACACCACAAAAGCTCTATCTTTGGATAGATTGGTTAATAAACAATATAAGCCGGGTGTATTAAACGCTTTGCTTGGTGAAAAAACTGCTGAAGGTTTAAAGCAATTTGCTGGTGATTTAGCATATCTTGGAGATGTAGGTAAAGAAGGTGCTATTGTAGCAGCAACTTTTGCCGCTCATCCAATAAGTAAGGCCGGAGCTAAAGCTCGCATGACATTTACCTCTAAACTTTTTGCAAATGAAAGAATAATGAAAGCTTTTGCCAGAAAGGGTCAAGGATTGCCAGATCCACAAAGATTTGGTGGCAAAGTAGCAAACGCTTTAGATGCTGCTGTAGTTGGTGTGGGAGCCACCATGCGTCCAATAAGGCAAGCCGGAATAAGAGCCGCAATCGCGCCATCAGGACCAATACAACAAGACTCTGAACAAATTGTTGCAACAACTTCTCCTATACAAGCATCAGGACTTGGTGCAGTTGATGTAACGCAGCCTATACCACAAACAGGAACAATTGCACCTGTTCAGCCGCAAACATTTGATAAGAGTAAGATTCGTCAAATGGCAACAAACAACCCAGCGGTAGCACAAGCTCTTGGCATTCGTGGAGCAACAGCAGGATTACTATAATGAACATAGATCAATTGCGTGAAGAGCTTGCAGAGGACGAGGGCTGTAAGTTTGAAATTTATTTGGATCATCTTGGTCTGCCCACGTTTGGAATTGGAGCATTGATTAAGGACGGTGATCCTGAGTGTGGACAGCCTGTCGGCACACCTGTCGATGAAGAACGTGTCCGTCAAAGATTCAGTTTGGATATTGCAGTGACTATAGAGGACTGCAAGGTTTTATATGACGACTTTGATGATCTACCAGAAGAGGCACAGCTAGTCATTGCCAATATGATGTTCAATATGGGCAGACCACGCCTGTCTAAGTTTAAAGGCATGAAAGCTGGTATAGACGCTCGTGATTGGAACAAAGCGGCAGATGAGATGGTAGACAGCCGCTGGCACGATCAAGTGCCAAACCGCGCAAAGCGTTTGGTCAAGCGTATTAGAGATCTTGCTTAGTAGAACCTAATCCCTTACTAACATATTTGTTTTCATAAGCATCAGCAGCAAGTTTACTTATCTGCTGACGCACGTTTCTGTGTTCATCTTCAGCTAACTTTTTTAATCTGCTATATGTTGGCAAATCCACTGCAACAGACTTGTATTCCTTTGTATCAGCCATTATAATTTCCCATGAAAACCCATTAAGTAAGGTATAATATCATGTACACCCACAAACGCAAGAGTAAGTATGGCGCACGAAAAACCACGTTCATGGGCATTACTTTTGACTCTAAGTGGGAGGCAGAACGTTGGGGCGAACTTACCGCCATGGAACGTGCTGGATACATTGTAAATCTGGAACGCCAGATACCTTATGACATTTTGGTAAACGATATGAAGATATGTAAGTACGTTGCAGATTTTAGATATGTACAGGTAGATGAGTACGGCAACGAAACTAAAATAGTTGAAGACGCTAAAGGTGTGGAAACGCCTGAATTTAAATTAAAAAAGAAATTGATGAAAGCTGTTTTCGATATAGATATTTATCTTTCTAAAAAAAATAGGAATAATTTTTTAAAAATACCCTTGACTTGAAAAGATTGCATTGTTACTTTGCCTTCATGTTTAGCGACATAGGAGGTTTAAATGAACGCTATCAACAATCCAAACGATCTTTCCGCTGTATTTGAAAAGCGTGAAGATATCAAATCTAAAATTGATGATCTTCAAAAAGAACTGAAGATTGTCAACAATTCTATCAAAGATCAGTTCAAAGATACTGCGATTATGCAACTTGCTCAAGAAGGTAAAGACTTTGGGCAAACAAGTATCACGGTCGGTGATTTTAAAGTCACTATTGATTTTCGTAAGAAGGTCTTATGGGATGAAACTGTTCTGTTGCGTGTTCTCAATTCTTTAGATGAGGATACGGCAAAACACTTCGCCACTGTTAAGTACAGCGTTGCGGAGGCAAAGTTTCAAAATGCTCCACCAGAGATCAGGGCATCTCTGTCAGAGGCTCGTACTGTATCTTTGCAAGGCGTCACTGTGGATATTAAGAAAGTGGAGGGCAACTAATGTTAAAGATTATTTCCGCAGAAGAAAGACTTGCCGAAAAGCGCGGTCACAAAATTGTGGTCGCTGGCAAGTCTGGTGTGGGCAAGACTTCTCTTGTCCGCACATTGGACATGGATAAGACATTGTTCATGGACCTAGAAGCTGGCGATGCTGCCATTGAAGGGTGTAAGGTTGATGTAATCAGGCCACGAACTTGGCAGGAATGCAGAGATTTTGCATGCTTCCTTGGTGGCGGCAATCCAGCGCTACATGAAGATCACCCATATTCTATGGCTCATTATGATTATGTATGCCAGACGTATGGTGATCCGACAGCACTTCTATCTAAGTATGATACGATCTTCATTGATAGCATCACAGTTGCAGGTAGGTTGTGTTTCTCACATAATCAAAACTCATCAGAAGCAAGATCAGAGCGCACAGGCAAACTAGACACTCGTGCAGTGTATGGTATGCAAGGTCGTGAGATGATGGCATGGCTTACTCATCTCCAACATATTCGTGAGAAGAATGTAATCTTTGTTGGTATCCTTGATGAGAAGACAGACGATTATGGTCGTATTACTTTTGATCTTCAAATTGAAGGTGCAAAGACAGGGCGTGAGTTGCCCGGTATTGTCGATGAGTTAATTACTATGACGACAATCCCAGCAGACGATGGAACTATGTTTAGGGCTTTCGTGTGTACAACTTTAAACAGGTGGGGTTATCCTGCCAAAGATAGAAGCGGCAGACTTGAAGAACTTGAAGAACCGCATCTTGGCAAACTGTTTGAAAAAATGTCTGGCCCAAGACCAGAAGCCATGCAGTTTGTAAATCCAGTAACGGTTAATGATAAAGAAGAGGACAAATAAATGCTTGATCTGAATAACGTCCCATCAATGGATGGTGGAGATAGAGACTTTGAACTTATCCCTGACGGGACTGTGGTAAATGCTATCATCAAATTATCTGGTGGTACCATTGAGATCCCAGAGTATGGTGCTGGGAGATATTTCAAAGAGTCCATGACAACGACTGCTAAGTGGTTGCCTATCGAACTAACAATCGTGGGTGGCGCTTTTGATAAGCGTAAAGTGTGGCAGAATATTTTTGTTGATGGTGATGCCAAAGATCAAAATGGCATTTCTAAGGCAAGAAAGATTGGCTTGAACACCATTAAACAGATGGTTGATAGTGGTTTTGGTATATCTCCTAAAGATGAAAGTGAGGATGCTAGGGCTAAACGCGCATCCGTACAAGGTGTGCATATGCTCAATGGCATGAATATCTCTTGCACGTTGGGTATTGAGAAAGGTCGTGATGGCTATCCTGATCGTAACAAGATCAAAACTGTCTTGACACCAGACTCGCCTAATTATATCTCAAGCGGTAATGTTGTTACTGGATCAGCTACGCTGACGCCATCAACACAATCGCCACAAGCCCCTGCACCTCAACAGAATACTACAGCAGGGGGGGTAACACCGTCATGGGCGCAATAACATCATTGTGGCAGTTTATTAGCGGCAAACCTCCAGAGGTCGCTAAACTCGGTACGGGGGACGCCGGGGCCGTAAAGTCCCCCACTAATCTTGACAAAAAAGTACCTGCGTTTTGTGCTAAGACACTCCGTCTTATGGCGCGCAAGAAGGGCGTTACAATTTCAGAGGCCGCAGAAGCCACTGGGAAAAGCAAGGGTTCTATTTATCAAGAGGTAACTCTTATCAGGAAGGCCGGGTATAAGGTCTACAAAAAATATGAGAAAGCGTCACGCTCTCACAGGTATACGTTGGGCTAAACAATGATCCTGCGAGAGTATCAGAAGATTGCAATCAATGACGCTTCTGATGCACTTGATAAGCACGGTAACACTTTAGTCGTTGCGCCAACTGGAGCCGGAAAGACAATCATGCTTTCTGCTCTGGTTGGCAAACGCCATAAAAGTTCACAAAACGTGCTTGTCTTGCAGCATCGTGACGAATTGGTTTCACAAAATTCAAACAAGTTTAACCTTGTCAATCCATCTTTAAATATCAGTGAAGTAAACGCTGCTAAAAAGGATTGGTCTGGTGACGCTGTATTTGCAATGGTGCAAACGCTATCCCGTGAAAAGAACTTGGATAATATGCCCAAGGTTGATCTGATCGTGGTGGATGAAGCGCATCATACCGTTGCGGATACATATCAACGTATCATTAAGGCCGCTAAGAAGGCCAATGAGGGGGTGCAGATCGTTGGCTTTACCGCTACCCCCAACAGAGGTGACAAGAAGGGCTTACGGGACATCTTTACGAACTGTAGTCACCAAATCGAAATCTCTACATTAATACGCGAGGGCTTTCTCGTACCGCCTAAGACATACGTGATTGATGTTGGTGTGCAGGACGAATTGCGTCAGGTACGAAAAGCCATATCTGATTTTGATATGGCGCAGGTTGAAAGCATTATGAATCGCCGTGCAATCAATCAACGTGTGGTTGAAGAGTGGGATGCAAAAGCTGGTGATCGTCAGACTATTGTATTTTGCTCTACCATCAAGCATGCCGAAGATTTGTGTAAAGAGTTTGTAAGGTATGGCGTTGATGCAGCAATGGTCACGGGTAATACAGATAAGGATAAACGCGAACAAATATTAAAAGATTTAAGCAACGGCAATATTCAAGTTGTTGTCAATGTGGCTGTTCTTACGGAAGGTTTTGATTCACCTCCTGTATCCTGCATCGTTCTTACTCGTCCTTGCTCTTATAAAGCTACCATGGTGCAGATGATTGGTCGGGGCTTACGCACGGTAGACCAAGAAGAATTTCCGGGTGTGGTAAAATCAAATTGTATCGTTATGGACTTTGGTACGTCTGTCCTGACACATGGCTCGTTGGATGATGCCGTTGATCTTGACGGTGCTGGCGATAGAGAACCCGGAAAAGCGCCAACAAAAAATTGTCCTGAATGTGGTTCTGAGGTTCCACTTGGTGTTAGAGAATGTCCGGTTTGTGGACATGAGTTTGAATCTCACGCAGATCCTCTTGATAGCTTTGAGATGACCGAAGTTGATCTGATGCAAAGATCTCCGTTTCGTTGGATTGATCTATTCGGTAATTCTAAATGTATGGTTGCATCTGGGTTTAACGGTTTTGCATTAGTCGCTGATATTGACGGTTTGTGTGTCGCTGTCGTTAAAAAGAAAGATGGCAAAACAATGGCAAGGAGCATCGGCACTAAACGTCAGGTCATGGCGGCGGCTGATGACTTCATGAGACAGAACGAATCTGGAGACACAGCAAACAAAACAAAGCGTTGGCTTAATGATCCGGTGACTCCAAAGCAACGTGATTTATTACAAGCAAAGGGCGTTACAGTAAGCGCCATGGATTTTTCTTGGACGAAATACCGTGCCGCCTGTATGTTGAATTACATGTGGAACAAACGTTTTATCGACAACATTGTTTACGACATAATGTCAGAAGAGAAAATCGCATGAACCGTGGTGAGGTAACATTCAACGTATTGTTTAAAGAGAATGTCTCCATGGAGGCATCATACTTCATGATGTGTGGTGATCCAAAGGACATCAGTGAGTTGCAGGAAGCAATAACTAAACTTCTTTGTAAGATAATATTAGGCAAAGAAGATGATTTTGTCAGGGCTGAAGTGCTTATAGATATACAAGATCATCCTGATTATTATTGTGCGACATTTGAAAATTTAGAGGGGCCGGAAGCATGGGCAAGCAGGACAGTGCATTAAAACAAGTAGGAGAATTGTTCGGCAGAATCGGATGGGACAGACGACTTGTTGAATTAGAGGAACACGAAGTAATAGCCATGATGGTGATTATAAAGGAAATAGAAGGGCTAGAAGATGTCTACGCAGAAGAATACCTTACAGAACTTTTTAACAGGTACAATCCACCAACAAAAGCCGCAGCAGAAGCCCCCTTCTGATGCTGATAACATAGTCAGGGAACTTGATCGGGCTATTGTTGAAAAAGAAGATAAACAGCCAAAGCGCAAGTATCTTGGCGCTTCATCTCTTGGCGACTCATGCACAAGAAAACTCCAGTATAGGTATATGAATCAGCCCATTGATGAGGGCAAAGGGTTTCCTGCGAAGACATTACGAACATTTGCTCTTGGTCACACAATCGAAGATATGATGATCATGTACTTTCGTGACGCCGGGTTTGACCTACGCACGGAAAAGAAGGGCGAACAATTTGGCTTTGAGACTGCTAACGGCGAAGTCCGTGGACATATTGACGGTGTAATATGTAGCGGTCCATTACACCTCTCATATCCCATGTTGTGGGAATGTAAGTCTGCCTCCGAAAAAAAGTTTAACGAATTTGTTCGTAAAGGCGTGGCAGAAGCTAATCCGGTTTATGCAGCACAGGTGGCTCTCTATCAGGCCTACATGGATCTGACAGAGAACCCATGTGTGTTTACGGTTCTCAATAAGAACACTAGCGAGATCTATATTGAGATGGTTCCGTTTAACGCTGAGTTGGCTCAAGCGACAAGTGACAAGGCTGTAAACATATTAAAGGCAACACAGGCACAAGAGATGCTGCCTCGTGTGGCGCAAAACGATGACTACTTTGCGTGTAAGTGGTGTGAGTTCCGCAACACTTGCTGGGAAAAAGAAGGGGTGGCGTGAACCACCCCGTAGGTAAAAACAATGCTTGATGAGGTACAATATAATGAGTGTGGTGAGGTTTGGCAATACTACATCTGGTAGATCGGCACATGATTTAGTTGAAGATATTTCGCGCAAGGTTCCAAGGTCTGAACAAATTCGGATCTTACAGGACACGTTTCCTGCTGGGCGCATACATGGAAAAACATTTTACATCGGATCATTGCTTGGTGATCCGGGGCAATCATTAAAGATAGACATTGATCCACAATCCTCGCACTTCATGCAGGGGCAAGATTTTAACGGTGGCGTTGGCATCGGGGGCATTGTCAAGATCTTGATGGAGGCTCGTGGCATGAAGATGGCAGAGATCAAGAACATGTTCTCTGACTATCTTGATAACGTAGAGCCGCAAATTGTTCGGGATAATGCACCAGTCGAGAATCCAATACGTCCTCAATATAATATTAACTCTCCGTATGATGCAGAATATTTGTACACCAATGCTGATGGTGAGTTACTCGTTTCTGTCCGGCGTTACAACGTCAAAGATATAGCTGGCAATCCCATGCTCAATACCAAGGGCAAGCCTAAAAAAGAGTTCAGGCCATTCATCGAAGGAGCATCTTACTCCAAGTTTCCTGACATTAGACCATTGTATAACATACCAAATATTATGGCATCTGATCGTGTTGTATGGGTAGAGGGCGAGAAATGTGCAGATGCTTTGAACCATGCAGGGTACACAGCAACCTGTACAATTGGTGGTGCAGGAGCGCTTACAAAGAAAACAGCGCCACAGTTTGATTTCTCTCCGTTGCAGGGCAAAGAGCTAATCCTATGGCCTGACAATGACACAGGCGGTAAACGTTTGGCGGATCTCATTCAGGATTTGGCTCTAGCCGCTGGTGCAAAGTCGGTCACAATGCTGACGCCACCCATGGGAAAACCAGAGGGTTGGGATGCTCATGATGCTCTTAATGAAGGCTTTAACATAGAAGAGTTCGTTAATGCCAAAGCAAAGATCACCAAGACAAATATCAATCTGCTGGACAACTCGTTTCTTGTTAGCCGATTTGAAGGGCATGCACCAGAACAAAAGTTCTTGATTGATGCAACATTCCCGTTGGGTGTGCCTATCTTGTTTGCTGCTGCTGGTGACGCTGGTAAAGGCATGATGACATTAGACATGGGCATGAAGATCGCATCGGGCAAGCCTATGACCACTGCTTTTGGTGGGCTGGTTAAAGAGTTCGGTAACGTGGTGATCTTCACTGCGGAAGATGATGAGGCTGAAATGCACAGAAGGGTTGAAAGACTTGATCCTTTTGAAGAGCGCAAGAATTACACTCATGATTTAAAGATCGTGTCATTACCCAATGTGGGTGGTGTGTTTGCTATCTTGAATGAGGTCGGGGGCGAGTTCGGGACCACTGAAGAGTTTGAGAAGATATACGAACAAATCATACAGATGAACAATTTGAAGTTGATTGTCTTTGATCCACTCGCATCTTTTGTACATGCTGACGTAAATGCTGACCCTGCTGCTGGTGCTGCTCTGACAGGTCTGCTGGCTAGGATCGCCACAGAAACAGGTGCATCTGTACTGGTTTGTCACCACATGACGAAGATCAAGGATGATGCAGTGGTCAAGACACCGGAGCAAGCTCGTAACTTGATTCGGGGTACAACCGCTCTGGTTGATGGTGTGAGATCATCATTTGCCATGTGGCAGGTAGATACAACCCGTGGCAAGAAAACATGTGAACGTCTTGGTTTGTCGTATCAGCGCAATAGCTGTTTCGATGGTGCGGTGGTCAAGTCAAATGGTCCTGCGTCTAGGGAAGTAAGACACTTTGTTCGGGATAGCATGACGGGCTTACTTAATGATCGCACAGATGAGATCAAGGCGCTTGGTACTGGCTCTGCTCTTGATATGCGTCTGGATGCCATGGCTGATTGGATTATTCAGTGTGAGAGAGATGGCATCGCTCTTACTCACATGAGTGGCAACAACGGTGTGCATAAGAGATCTGAGGACGCTGATGCTCCTGAGATATTACAGGGCATCGGGAAGCAAACATTGGAAGGATATGTTCGTAATTTACAGCAAGCAGGGCGCATTGATAAGTTCCAACTTACAGCCGCTGGTGGTAAAATATGGTTAGGTTCCGTGAACGGTCCAATGAGTCGGGGAGAGTATGAGCCTGTAACAGCAAGAGATAATATATAAGGAGGATTGCATGTCAAAATTACCAGATCGTAGACCATGTGTAACCGAAGATGTCGGGATGGGTTTGTCTGTTACAGTTAGTTACCACCCGAAAACGGGAGAGGCATGTGAGGTATTTATGTCGGGTCGGGGTAAGGCATCTGACAATCCTATGCAAGAAGCTTTGTATAATCTCGGAGTCAAGGCATCGAAGTTGATGCAAAACAAACCTTTGGCTGCTGAATAAGTAGAATTGTTCTTGTTATGGAACACCCGCAGCAGATTCTGATTCACCCGTACCCGGATCATGTCTTGATTACGATTGATGGAGTCCAATATCGTAAGCCAATGAAACCAGAACAAATGCTCTGGTTATCTGAGCTGCTGCTCAAAGCAGTGC